ATACAAACCAAAATAATATAATTAACCACCCACCCCACCATGTTTTGTACCAAACTTTTTTTTCTTCCACTTAAATCACTCCTTTATTCATCATAATACATGTACAATAAAATTATTCCTATAGAATAATTATCTTTTTTAATAAAACCTTCTATTAATTTTTCAGCATATCTAGGATGTAAATTTATATTGAATACTAAATAATTTTTCAATCTTAATTTTAAAGCTGGCAAAGTTATACCAAAATCATCCATAAAATTTTCAACTGAATATTTATCCCGAAAAGCTTCTTTTAATGCAGAATCAGTAATTAACATATATGATGAACAGATATCAGCTCTAATTTCTCTAAATTGATCAGATGAATTATATCCTCTATTTGTTAATACATCCGTAAAATTTTGTGACACACAATTATTAACATCTATATCAACTTGTGCGTGAGTTATTTCATGTAATTTTGTAAAATTTTTTCTGCCTGGTACCATACTAGAATTACAACCTATAGCTATCATACCATTCTCATATAAAACTGAACCAGCTAATAATTTTTTAAGTTTCCCAGAAATAGGAACTTCTACAAAAGAATATCCTAGAACGTTTTCACAAAAATCAAAATAATTATAGTATCGTAATTCCTTTTCGTTCAAATAAAAATTATTCATTACTTGCGTAATAAATGGTTTTATTGAATTTATCATTTCGAAATATTGAGTTCTGGTTATACATAACCCTCTATATTTCATGAATTTTTTCGATTCAAGCACTGGCATTGATGTTCCCCCTTTTTATTTTTTATCCCTTTTATTCTTTATTGCTAATTTTAACATATCAGTATATTTTTCCAGTTCTTCTCTTACTTCTGTAATTTCATCATCTGTTAAATCTGATGTGTCAATTCTAAAATAAGAAATTAATTCATCCTCAGATAATTTATTTTGTTTATTAGATGTAATATTTTTTTCATACTGATATTTATTTTGAATATTACTTTTCCCAAGTAACCAGTCCATGTCAATATTAAAAAAATCGGCTATATTCTCAAGAGTTTCAAAACTAGGTTCACGAGCTCCACGTTCATACATTCCAATTGTTGAAACTGCTAAATTTAATTTTTTTGCAATTTGTTCTTGTGTCATATTTTTTTGAAGTCGTATTTCTCTTAATCGTTCTCCAAAATTAGATTTTTTCATTGTTTTCACCTCAATCTGATTATATCACATAACGTGAAAAAGTCAACAACAAAATCACATTTAGTGATAAAATAATTTTTTATTAATTTAATTTTTATTGACTTTAACACAAAACGTGTTATAATATTAACACGAAAAGTGAGGTGAGAATATGACATTAAGAGAAAAATTAATTCATCTTAGAGGTGATAAAACTCAAAAAGAAGTTTCAGAAGCTATCGGAATAAGTACTTCCACATTAGGAATGTACGAAACGGGGGAGAGAATACCTCGTGATGAAATAAAAAAGAAAATAGCAAAATATTACGATGTATCAATTGAATATCTTTTTTTTGAATAGAAATAACACATTCTGTGTTAAAAAGAAAAGAGGAGGAAAGTAAATGTACGAACTGATTAAAGTACAGACAAATGAAAATAATGAACAGGTAGTGAGTGGAAGAGACTTACATAAATTTTTGGAAGTGGGAACTAGATACAACGACTGGATAAATAAAAGAGTTAAGGAGTACGGATTTATTGAAAACATTGACTTTGTAGCTATTACTCAAAAAAAAGTAACAGCTCAAGGGAACGCAAGCGAGTATATAGACCATCTTTTAAAAATAAATATGGCAAAAGAACTAGCTATGATCGAGAACAATGAAAAAGGAAAAGTGATAAGAAAATATTTCATAAAATGCGAAGAAGCTTGGAATAGTCCAGAAATGATATTGAGTCGTGCTAATCAATTAAGTGCAAGAATGATTGAAAACTATACTCAAAAAATATCAACTTTGGAATTTACTATACAACAACAAGCACCAAAAGTACTTTTTGCAGATGCTGTAGCAACATCAGATACAAGTATTTTGATTGGAGACTTAGCAAAATTAATTAAACAGAACGGAGTAGACACAGGACAGAAAAGATTGTTTGGGTATTTAAGAGAAAGTGGCTATTTAATGAAACAAGGGTCTAGCACAAATATGCCAACACAAAAAGCTATGAATTTAGGGCTGTTTGAAGTAAAAGAGAGAACTATAAATAATCCCGATGGTTCAGTAAGAATAACTAGAACTACTAAAGTTACTGGAAAAGGTCAACAATATTTTATCAACTTATTTTTGGGAAATAAAGAATAAAAGAAAAGAGGTGATTTAATAACATGAATAACATGGAGAACAAAAATAATAATGATAAACAGCCTGACAACATTTTCAGACGATTACCTGAAAATTTTAAACTTCCTAATAATTTATCTGAAGAACAGAAAGAAAAAATTATAGTAGCAATAAAAAAAAGCACTCCCATAATTATCACAGGACAAACAGGTAGTACTGGGAAAACATATTTAAAAGATTATCTTAACAGTCTAGGAGTAATTGCTTATGAATTATGGGAATGTGAAGTTATTGAATTGAATAATGTAATTATTTAGTAATTAGTCGGTATTGTTTGATAATTTCTTTAATCCTTTTTCTGAAATATTAAAATACCAGTTTGGACTTGAAGGATGACACTGCTTATATTTATAACCTAATTTAAGCATAGCTCCTTTCATATAAAGTACAATCCAATATATTATACCCTGAAAGGAAGAAAAATCAAAAAAGGAGTGATGAAAATGAATGCGAACGTGCCACTGGAACTGGTGGCTGAAAAAATAGGAGAATGTGTGGATTTTGTGAGAATAAATCTACAGCAGGGAACTTTATTAGTGGATGGTATACCGATTGGGTATGCTTACAAAAAAAAGGAAGAGAACAAAAATTATAGTTATGTAGTAGATCCGATAAGATTTGCAAAATATCTGGAACAGTTAAAAAAAGCAAATGAAATATTGTATGGCACTGTATAAAAATGAAACTAACAAATAAAGGAGGAAATGAAATGACAACTAGATTCAAAAAAATATCGCTATGGTATTCAATATTTATACTTACATTAGTTTTAAATCAATCTAATGCTGCAAGAAAAGACAATGTAGTTATAACTGTTATTTATGGTCTATGGATATTATTAGTGGCTATAACATGGATATATTTTAAGGAAGGAGGTGGGAATGATGTCTGATTTGGAAGGGATTTATTACGAAGAAGAGGATTACTATATGATTCTCGATGAACTTTATAAAGATGGAAAGGGAGGTGATTAATAATGAAAGCAGAAACAAGACTTTTAAAAAATGTACCAGTAGGTATCAACGGGAAACTGCATTATGCAGATATAAAAGTATATCATGATTTGCCTAAAGCTGGATTAGAATTACTTAGAAAATTTAAAGAACTCCCATTAAAATATCAGAAAAAAGCATTGAGATATATTAATAAGAATTACGGTTTAAAAAAGAAAAAAGCCGATACTGACAATATCGACTTCAAAAACTAACAAAACTAATATTAACAATAGAAGTATAGCACTTAGAAAGGAAAAATGCAATATGGTAACTGGTAATTTAAAAATAAATGCAAAATCAAAAATAAAATCAAATGCAAATAATCTGCCCATTGAACGGGAAAAAGCTATAGAGAACAGAATAAAAAATTATCTCAAAAAAAATAATATATATTATTTTAAAGTGCATGGGAACGGATTTCAGAGAGTAGGTATCCCTGATATAGTCGCATGCATAAACGGAAAATTTACAGGAATTGAAGTAAAGCGACCAGGTGGAAAACCTTCCCCTTTACAAATAGCAAATATAGAGCATATAAGAAATAATGGAGGAAGTGCAGAAATAGTATATTCATTTGAAGAAGCTAAACAGTTTATTGATTCAGTATTAGAAAAAAAGGACAGTGTTAGGGAAAGGACAAAATAAATGATAGATAACAGAATGTTATATAACTATCAGAAAGAAGTACTGGAATCAAGCGATAAAAATTATATCTATCCTCTTGATACAGGAACTGGAAAAACACTGATAGGATTACACCATTATCTGAAATATGCAGAAGGAAAGAAACTGTTAATTGTAGCTCCAGCTGCAAAAGTAAAAGAAAAAGGCTGGGAAAGGGAAATAACCAAAATAACAGAATATTACCAACTCAGTCCAATAATAAATCAGATAATATCTTACGAAAGCCTTCATAAAGTAGATATTTCAGATTTATCAGATACTTACATCATATATGATGAATGCCATTATGCTAAAAATTATAAGGCAAAACGTTCTAAACTGGCATTAAAAATCTCAAGATTAGCATATGGATTTGTACTACTATCAGCAACCCCGGCAAGTAATGGATGGATTGATACGGTCAACTACTTTGTAATGATGGGATTATATCCAAATTCAACAAGAATGCTAAGAGAAAATGCAATCTATGAAGAACAGTATTTTGGGATAACTAAAGTAAAAAAAATATCAGGTTGGAAAAATGAAAGACTTCTGAAGGCACTTTTTAACAAGATATCCTCAAGAGCATTAAAAAAAGAAGAATGCCTTGAATTACCTGGAATAACATTTGAATGGGTGCATTTCAAAGAAAGCAAGGCATATAGAACAATTAAAAAGGACAGAATATATGAAAATGAATTATATGACACAATGTCCAAACTGATAGCAGGATTAAGATTAAATACTAATATACAGGACAAGCTTAATTATCTGAAAATGTTAAGAGAATCAACCGAAGACAATATCCTTATATTCTATAATTTTGAAAAGGAATATGAAGAAATATCAAAAATATTGAAAGTAGATTATGTTGTAAAAGGTGGAAAATACCATATTCCTGAACATTCCGAATTCAAAAAAATAAAAAATACAGTAACATTAGTACAAATTCAGGCGGGAGCCGCGGGAATTGAACTCCAGTACTGCAATACAGTAATATTCTTTACCCCGACATGGAGCTATCAGAACTATGAACAGGCACTAGGAAGAGCATATAGAAATGGACAAGAGAACAAAGTAACAGTATATAAATTCAGAGCTGATGGAACAATAGAGGAAGATGTATACGAGGCACTGGAACAGAAAAAGGACTTTACAGAGCAATTATTTTTAAGAACACTAGGTAATATCCATCAAACTGGTTAAAAATTGATAAATCAAAAACTAATAAAACTAATAAAACAGGAGGAAAACAATGTTACAAGAAGCAATAGTAAATATATTAATAAACAAAATGAAAGCCCAATATGATTTGGATCACTATGTTATAGCTGAAAAACATATCAAAAAGGACAGTATAAAAATAAAATTTGTACTGGGAACTGTAAGCAATACGGTTGAACGTAAGAAAGTATCCAATGGAAATGTAGCTTATTACAACATACTGGATAAGAGCTACAGAGAACAGGTTACAGAGAACAGTTTTGTACAGAAGTATCAGGACAGAGAAAATTTTAATGATATGGGTGACTGGACAGAAGAACAGATTAAGACATTATGTGAAGATATAGCTGAAGAAATAATAATAGAAAATACAAATAAGGAAAATAAAGGCAATCAATATTATGGAAATTCTAATAATACAATGAGGGACGCAGAAATTGTTGAAGATGAGGAAGATGAGGAAGAGGAGGAAGGAAATGAATAATACAGAAAATAACTACAATACTGATGATAAGAACGTAACTGAAAATAGGGAAAAATATGTAGGAGGAAGTGACCTCCCAGCATTACTTAATATAAGTGACTACAAGACACAATTTGAACTGGCAAAAGAAAAAGCCGGGATAACTAAAATAGAAAATATTGGAAGTGAATATACGAAATATGGGCATTTAATGGAACCTCATATAAGGAAATATATAAACAATAAATTTGGATATAACTTTGCCCCGGCTACTAATATTGATAACAAATTAGGTATAAGAAGCAACTGTGACGGACTGGATCCTGAAGCAAAAACTTTACTTGAAGTTAAAACAAATAAAGGTGGTCTGGAAATGGAAGACCTTGAAACATATATAGTCCAGATTCAGTTATATTTATATCAGTTCAATGTTGAAAGGTGCATTCTTACACAATATAAGAGACCTGAAAATTTTTACAGAGGAATTCTTTTTGAAGAACAGTATGATGATAAATATTTCAATACTGAATTCTATCCGGATAACATTACAACAATAACTGTTATCAGAAATGAAGAAAAAATTAAGAAAATACTGAATGAAATATCATTATTCTGGAAAAGGGTAGAAAAACTGAAAGAAAATCCTGAAATGACAGAAATAGAATATTATACGTCGGTTCCAGTGAACGGTCTTAAAAAAATAGATTACCAACAGGAGCTACAGAAAGTTGAAGTACTTGAAAATAAACTGATTGAAATGAAAAAAATTGAAGATGAAGTAAAAAAAGGAAAAGAAAAACTATATGAATTAATGGATGCAGTAGGGCTTAAATCATTCCACACTGACAAAATAATAATAAATAAAATAGCACCAGGTAAAAGAATATCGGTTGACAGTGCCAAACTTAAAAAAGAAGAGCCTAAAATATACGAAAAATATATTAAAATATCTAACATAAAAGGATATGTAAAAATAACAGTCAGAAAAAATTCAGAAGAAAAACAGGACATACAGAGAGAAATACTGGTATCTGAATCACTAAAAAAATTAGGATTATAATAGGAGGACAAATGAGCATATTGCCAAAAAATATAAATAAAGAAATCGATCTTACCCCGAAAATATTTCTGATATGGGGAGAATCAATGAGCGGAAAAACTTATCTGGCACGACAGTTTCCGAATCCATTAATAATAAATACCGATGGAAATGCAAAAAAAGTAAATACTCCCAGTGTTGAAATAACTAAATTTACAGAATTTATAGAAGTAATAGATGCACTGGAAAAAGAACAGCATGATTATAAAACAGTAATAATAGATTTAGTGGATGATATTGAAATAATGCTTACTAACTACATATGCGAACAGTCAAAAGTTGAAGCACTGGCAGATATCGGATTTGGAAAAGGATTTGCTAAATTCAACCAGGTGTGGAAAAACTTAATGATGAAATTATCGCAGATGCCTTATAACATAATATTTATAAGTCATTTAATGAACAGTACAGATGAAAATGATAATCCTGTACAGGTTCCAAGTCTTCCACAAAAACAGTTAAATGCATGTCAGGGAAGATGTGACTTGGTAATTCAGACAAGAAAACTAGGGACAAAATATATTGCGACAGTAACTGCAAAGAGAGACCAATATACTGAAGAAAATATAAAAGACAAACAGATACTAAATATATTAAAACCAGTAATGGGATTATTCCCAAGAGTACCAGTTAAAGGAGTTCCTATTATTGACGGAGATATTAAGCTTGATAAAGACATGAGTAAAGAGAACAGTAATACAATTAATGCAAATAAAACAGCAACAAATAACACAATCAATACAATCAATACAAATAAAATAACAGGAGGAAATAAATAATGGGAATAATGGACTTATTACAGGAAATAGAATTAGAAGGATATAATGCATCAGAAGATGTAGCCAGTGAATTTGAGAATCTGCCCGATGGGGAATATGAAGGATATATAAGTGATTTTACTTACAGAGTAAACGATAAAGGGACAGAATGGTTCAGTTTTGAAATAACTATACCTACTGAAAATAACAGAAAATATTGGGCAAATTTATTTTTATCAGGAAAAATAGCAAAGGTGAATCTAAAGAAAATGCTACACTACATATATAAGCTATCTGGAGTAGCAATGGAAAGTATGGATT